AGAGGTGAAACTAAAACTGATGCAGATGGTAATGTAAATACATCTGAATTAGAACCATATAACCCAACAAAGTATCCACACCAAAAGGATGCTAAAGTTGCACCATCTACTCAAAAAGAAGTTGATGCAAGAGGGTTATGGAATCCATTTTCAACTGATAATGATGAACCAAAATCAGAACCAACACAATCAGAACCTAAGAAACAAAGAAAAGGTAATCCATCAGTAAATAAAGATGCTAAGAAAAAAGCAGAACAATATGGTATTACTCCTGAAAAATTAGGTAAAGAAGAATATATTACACAGATGTATCAAGCAGCAGTTTCTGCATTAACTGATTCAAATTATCATAGTGAAGCAAGAGAATTAGTTGCTAAATTGGAAGGAAGACCTGAATTTGCTAAAAGACCGGAATATCCATCAATTAAAGACCCTAAGTATAAAGAAAAAATGGCAGATATTAGAAAAAATTCTGCTGATGGTTCAATTTATATGAATGGTAAAGGTGATGTTGATGATTTTGGAACTGATGTATCACAAGCATCCGGTTGGGATGGAGTTGATGCAATCGATGGTATCGCATTCACATTAAGAATGAACGGATTCCACAAACAGGCAGATATGATTCAATCTATATTTGATGATAAACCTTATATGAAAGGAATGACTAAAGAAGGTAGAATTTCATTATCTAAATTAGTTAATGAATCAGAAGCAGAAGAAATTGCTAACTTAACTGGTTTAAGAACTCAAGCTGTTAAAAAATTCATTGATGATAATAACATAGATGATAGAAAATTATTAGCATATCTTAAAATTAAAGGTCCAAAGACATTAAGTAATAGAATGGATATGTCAACTGCAATTGTAGGTAAACCGGGAAACAAATATAGTCAAGGAATTATCAAAGCATTTAGTAAATAGGAGAATAGATGATTAAATTATCACAAATATTAAAAGAAGGTGAAGAAAGACAACAAACTCAAATGTCACCTGAATTAAAGAAACATTTTTTAGAAATCGTATCTACATACAACAAGTATCAAGAACAGATGGATAGAAAATCGGATTTAGCAACTATCGCCGAAACTTTAGGTGGAATTACCGAAGCAGCAAGAGCACTTGCTTTGAATGAAGGTGATGATTGGTTTGATAAAGTAACCATCAAACGTAATATGAATGAGTTAGAAAAATTGGGTAAAGAATTTGATAAATGTGCAATGGAAGCAAATTCATTAGACCAAAGAATGGGTGGATTATATGAAGATATGGGACACATTCTTTCTCGTTATTACAAGTTAGGTGAAATATCCGAAGAACAAATGAAAAATAGATTAGGTATTACAAATGAATCAGTAAAAACATCCAAAGGGTGTGATATTTGTGATAAAAAATAATTTATATATATTTATACAAAAGTTACAAACAATTTAAATTAAATTAATGAGCGGAATATCAAGATGCACAGTAGAAGTTCGTAATGGAGACATTACAAAGGCTTTGAAAATCTTTAAAAAGAAAGTTATGGAAAGTGGTCATCTCTTAGAATTAAGAGAACGTAAAGAATACGTTAAACCAACTACTAAACGAAGATTGGTTAAACAAAAGGCAGTTAGAGAAGAACAAAAGAGAGTTATTCTTGAGAAAATAGCCGATGGTGACCGAAAATTACGTTTTTATACAAAAAAACGTAAGAAAAAAGAATAAAAAATGTAAAATTTATAGAAAAATATAGTTTTTTTATAAATTGTATATATTTATTATCAATTAACTCACTCTCAATGTGAGTTTTTATATTAAGTTGGTTAATGAATACCCTTCTATATAAGGTGTGACCGAACAACCGACCTAACTTTAATCTATATTGGAATTCTCCTAATAATTTCACAGAACAACACAAGGAAGGTAAAAAATGGCAAATTCAAAATTGTTAAAAGAAGCAATTGCTGATGCTAAGGCCGTTAGAGAAACTGCAATCGCTAATGCAAAAATCGCATTAGAAGAAGCATTCACTCCAAGATTACAATCTATCTTATCTAAAAAACTTCAATCAGAGATGGAAGGTGAAGAAGAAGAAGCAGATGTAAACGAAGAGTATGGTGCTGAAGACACATCAGATGCTGATTCATCAGCAATCGGTGATGGCGAAAACAAACAACCTGCAGATGACGCTAATGACTCATCAGACATTGCACAAGGAAATCCTGATACTGACGTTGAAACTGCTCAAACAGGCGAAGAAGATGAAAACATCGAAGTAGTTGCTGAAGCAGAAGAAGACGAAATACCAGGTGAAACTCAATCTCGTATCGAAGAAGAAGACGAAGACGAATTGGATTTAGAATCAATCATCAGAGAATTGGAAGACGAATTAGGTGGTGAAGAACTATCTGAAGAAGAACCATCTGAAGAAGAACCAGTTTACGAAGAAGAAGCTGAAGAAGAAGAAGCATCTGAAGAACCAGCAGTTGAAGAAGCTGAAGGTGAAGATGAAGAAATCGATTTAGATGAAATTTTACGTGAAATGGGATACGGAGATGATGAAGAAGCAGTTGAAGAAGGTGAAGAAGAAGCAGATGCAGCTATCGCAGCTAAAGATGCTGAATTGGAAGAAGCTTACAACGTAATCAAATCTCTAAAATCAACAATCAACGAAGTTAATTTGTTAAATGCAAAATTATTGTACACAAACAAATTATTCCGTTCTTACGATTTAACTAATGAGCAAAAACATAAAGTTGTTGAAACTTTAGATAGAACTCAAAACGTTAGAGAAGTAAAATTAGTGTTCTCTACTTTGGCAGAATCAATGAAAATTGGTGGAACTGCTAAAAAAGTAAAAGCACAAACAAAATTAACTGAATCATTTGCTTCTAAGCAAGTTGCTTCAACTGCACCGAAAAAAGAAATCATCGCAGAAAGTAACGGATTAGCAGATAGATTCAAGCAATTAGCAAATATCAAATAACAAAAACAAACATTAGGAGAAAATAAAATGGCAAATTTCGATTTATCAAAACTAATGGAAGGAAAGAACCCACAACAAGTAATGTTGGCTGAAACACGTCAATTACAATCTAAGTGGGAAAAAACTGGACTTCTTGAAGGTTTAAAAAGCAGAGAGCAATCTCAAATTGCAGTTCTTTTAGAGAACCAAGCAAAACAATTATTAGATGAAGCAACAGCAACAGGTACTTCTGCAGGTTCAGAAGAGTGGTCTGGAGTAGCATTACCATTGGTAAGAAGAATCTTTGGTGAAATCGCAGCGAAAGAATTCGTTTCGGTTCAACCAATGAACTTACCTTCAGGTCTAATCTTCTTCTTAGATTTCAAATACGGAACTGCACAACCAGGTAATCCTGCATTCGCTGGAAAATCTTTGTTCGGTGGTAACGGTACATCTGCAGCTAATTCTGACTTCGGTAGAACTAAAGCAGCAGTAAACGGTCTTTATGGTGAAGGACGTTATGGATATTCAGTAAATGATTCATCAGTAGCAGTAGCTGCAGGTAACCAATCATTTGCAACAGCATCTTGGTCTGATGTAGGATTCGATTCAGCATTATCTGCTTCGGTTGCAGCATCTCAAATTGCTAAAATATCTGTATCAAAAGCAAACGTATCTGCAGTTTCTGACGTAGATGCAGTTCGTTCATTCTATGTATCATCATCAGTATTCGCAGCAGCAGATTCATTCTACCCTGCATACTCAGCATTTGATGGCACAAACTACACATTCTTTGCTAAAGTAGCTAACATTTCATCTGGTTCAGGTGCAACTACTTTAACAGTTAAATATTCTGAGCAACCTGCTGCTTACGACAGAGGTGATTTCGAAGATGGAAATCCAACAGAACCGGCTACTGATTTAGGTATTCCAGAAGTTGATTTAGAATTGAAATCAGAGGCTATCGTTGCTAAGACTCGTAAGTTAAAAGCAGTGTGGACTCCAGAGTTGGCACAAGACTTAAATGCTTACCACTCAATTGATGCTGAAGCAGAATTAACATCTATGTTGTCTGAATATATCTCATTAGAGATTGACTTAGAAATCTTAGATATGTTAAAAGCTAACGCTTTAACAACTGAGTATTGGTCAGTAACTTTAGGTGAAGAGTACAACTCAGCAACAGGTGCATGGTTAGCAGGAACAAACTCTGCAGCATACACTAAAAACACATGGTTCCAGACTTTAGGTGCTAAAATCAATAAAGTATCTAACAAGATTCACCAATTAACATTACGTGGTGGTGCTAACTTCATCGTAGCTTCTCCAGACGTATGTACGGTATTAGAATCTATTCCTGGATTCGTAGTAAACGCAGATAAAGATGCAATGTCATTCGCAGCTGGTGTAACAGCAGTTGGTTCTATGGCAAATCGTTATACGGTTTACAAAAACCCTTATATGACATCTAACGAAATCTTATTAGGTTTCAAAGGTTCTAACTTCTTGGAGACTGGAGCAGTTTACGCACCATACGTTCCATTGATTATGACACCATTAGTGTACGATCCAACTAACTTCACGCCAAGACGTGGTGTTATGACTCGTTACGCTAAGAAGATGGTCCGCCCAGAATTCTACGGAAAAATTTATGTTAAAGATTTAGCTAATATCTAATCTTAACTGAATTGACGTAACAATTCAATAATAGAAAGAGGGAGAAGAAATTCTCCCTTTTTTTATGCAATTTATATTTAAATTTATGAAATCAACTAGATTATTTACATTTGGATGTAGTTTTACCAATTACAATTGGCCTACATGGGCTGATATAATTGGAACTAATTATAAAAATCATTATAATTTAGGTCATTGGGGAGCTGGAAATTATTATATTGCATTAAAATTATATGAAACTCATTTAAATTACAACATTACTAAAAATGATAATGTGGTAATTATGCTAAGTAGTGTAAATAGGTTGGATATTTATGATGAAAATATAGGTAAATTCAATTTAAACGGAAATATATACAATTCAGAGCACATCTTTGGTAAAAAATTTGTAAGAGAGGTGTGGAATGATACTCATTCAATTTATAATACATGGTTTTGTGTTAAAACTATAAAATCGTTATTAGATAGTATTGGATGTCAATATAAAATTGTAGAAGCTTTTGGATTATTAAATACCGATACCGGTAATATACTGAATATGGATGAATCAATTAAAAATTTATTAGATGATTACAAAAAATCGGTATATACCAATCAAAATTTAAATAAATTTGCATTAACGTATAATCCATCAACTTATACATTAGTTGATGGGAGACTCGATGGTCATCCAACTATTATGTGTAATCATGATTTCGTAAAAGAACATATATCTGAATTTTATGATGATAAAATGCATGAAATTGCATTAAAATGGGAATCTGAAATAGTATCCGATATAATGGAAACTAAATTTTCTAAACAATATATCAATCCACCTTTGTTATAATATTAAATTCCTAGTATATATTATGGAAACCTTGTGGTTAAACATTCAGTGTCTTATATGACATTTGAGTTGGAGAAATACCAACAAATGAATTTTTAAATACAAACAAAAATAAGGAAATTATGAAACAATCAGTTTGGACAAGTGGAAGTCCGTCAAATCCACAAGCGTTTATCACCAAAGGTAAACAAAGAATCAAACAATTCGAAGGTCAGGTCTATCTTAATGATGGAGATGAATATCAAATCGAATTATTCAATCCAACTCCAAAACACGTCTTAGCAAAAATCAAAATCGATAAGGATTACTTATCTGGCGGTGGTATTGTGTTAAGACCAGGTGAGAGAGTATTTTTAGAACGTTTCTTGGATTCAAATAACAAATTTGTATTCAGAACCTATGAAGTAGGTAAAGAGGCAGTTAATGTAGGTGCTATTGATAATAATGGATATGTAGAAATACAATTCTTTGCTGAATATACATCTTCTACATTACAACATACTGGTTTTACTACATGGGGTGGTAATACTATTTACAATACTAATTCAGTTCCTACTACATTTACTACTAATACATTAGGAATTAGTGGAATTACAAATACTGCATATTATAGTAATACGGGAACTTTAACATCGGGTATTAGTTCAATCGTATCATCTACATCTAATACATTAGCAGGACCAAATATTCGAAGTGCAAATAAAGTTGAAACAGGTACAACTGAAAAGGGTGATACTTCTAATCAACAATTTACATCCTCGGACAGAAGTTTTAATTCATATTCATTTCACAATGTAGCATGGAGAATTCTACCTACATCACAAAAGAAATACCACAAAGAAGATTTAAGTGTATTGTATTGTGGTGAGTGTGGTGCAAAAAGAAAAAAAGATACACATAAGTTCTGTCCACACTGCGGAACTAAATTTTAATTAACAAAATCACAAGGTATTCACTAAGGAGAGCAGAAATGTTCTCCTTTTTTATGTCTTAACAATTTCATAATATTCAAAATTTTTCATTTAATTTATAATAAGTTATTTATATAGATGAGAGATAAACTTACAATTGTAATACCTTGTAAAAACGAAAGTATTACTATCTATGATTGTATCAACACACTTAGTAATCAGTTTAATATCACATCTACCCAAATTATAATAGCAGATAATTCGGATGAAACTGAATCTTTACAATGGTTGGATAAATTACAAGATGATTTTGGTAAAAAACTGAAAATAAAAATAATAAAGGGTGGATTTCCTGCAAAAGCAAGATTAGAAGGTAGTAAACTGGTAACTACACCTTATATTTTATTTTTAGATGCAGATGTAATGTTACAA